TTTAGCTGGTTGGCATAGTTACGAAGAAGCGGGGTGCGGTTAGAACTGGTTTCTTCAAACATACGAGCACTGGCCGCAGAAGAACTAGCAGGGTTGAATCCCATTCGTTCACGTGCGGCTTTTTGTTCCGGCAAAAGATACTGAGTACTTGCTTCACCATACATCGTATTTAACTTATCCAAATAGGGTTTAGCTGTAGCACGTAGTTGTTGGGGAACACCTTTAGCAAGGTTAATAGCACTTCCTCTAATGGCTTGCTCTTGATCGGCCGACGTATAGAACCCACCGTATTTACCCTTAGGCGACAAACCACCAGGAGCTTTTGCCCCAGCCATTAGGTTTGCATACTGATTGGTAGCGGTGTTGGAAGCACCCGCTCTATTGATATCTCCAGCTAGTTCGCCAGGCGCATAGGGAGTGATGTCTCTTGATTTAAAATTACCACTAGCCGCATTGAAGAGGTCTTCTCTTTTACCTATGCCCATTATTTAACTCCGCCAAATCCCGTAGGATCACCTAATGCTGGGATATTATAGCCATAGGATGAGTTAGTGCTAGTGCCGCTACCGCCACCACCGCCGTACCTTGTTGGGTATCTCCATTGAAGGTAGCTTCTGTAGCCTGACACATAGTTGGGCATTCTTTTAGATGTTGCTTTTGATTGTTTGATACGAAGATCCGACTGTGCTTTGATAGTGCCTGCTTGATTAGAAACAGCACCCAGAACTGGGATCTCGTTTGGGTTTATAGTGCCGCCACCAGTTTGAGCAGCAACATCTTGCAAAGCTCCGGACATATTAGATATGTTTGCTGTATTGGTTTGCATAGCGTTTTCACGAAGAGCAATTGCGTTTGCATATTTGTTAAAAGGATTTTTTGCCATTATGGTCTCAGCGTCTTTACTTTGTTAGGAACAGGGACTTTGACTGGTGGTGCTTTAACTGGTGCTTTAACTGGTGCTTTGGCTGCCGATGCACGAGCTGCTGCCGCTGACTGTGCTTTACCTGTTGCAACCGGTACCACTGGCTTGGCTGTCGCTCCCATGCCCCCAGGAACTTGATTTCGAGCAGCCACTGCAGCTTTTTCTGCCGGTGTCATGTCGGTATAAGTTTTTTCCGGAATTACATTAGTGTTTATTACTGGGTCTGTTGGTTTAGTAATGGGTTTAGCAGCAGCAGCAGGAGCAGCAGCAGGAGTACTTGCACCACCAGCCGAACCAGTGCCATACATAGCCATATACTTAGCTAATTCCGTTTGCGTCTCGTTGGTTATAGCAGTTTTTTCTGAAGTAACGTTGGCAGCTTTACCGGCAACTTCGGCTTTGTAGCCAGCCGTACTGGTTAAGAGATCACGGGCCGTTTGGCCCGACCTAAGCATATTGCCAGCCTCAGCACCTGTTTTAATACTGCGTTGTTGGTTCATGTATCCAACGTCTACGGAACCGTACTGAGTATTTCCGGCTGCATCTTTTTTGTAGGTAGGGTTGCCTTGAGCATCAAACGTAGCAGTAGTTGCTCGTTCGTATTCAAGGTCAAGGGCTGCTTTCTTAGCAGCAGCAGAAGCTTCAAGCTGTGCTTTTAATTGGGTGTAATAGTCAGTTGTCGATGGCATTGTGGTCTTGCTCTAAATGTCGGTCAAATTTCAGATCCATCCAGACCTGCATGTCTTTTACTTCGGCTACATCCTTCTTTACTGATTTAATGAGATTCACAGCATCGCCGTGTTGCTCAGTATTTCTTTTGTCTAACCTATATAATAGCCACATTATGGGTCCAGATATAAGGGCCACCAATAACCCGGACCATGCGGCAGTCATTACTACTCCGGCTTAGGAAGTGCTCGCCAAGCTGCTTCAAACTTAACAGCGTCTTTTGCCATCTCAGGTGAAAGCTCTAGGTGTAACCACTTGCCTCCAAAAGAACCAGCATTGTCATCTTTGGTGAACAATTTTACCCCTGCCTCGTTTTCTCCTCTTGAGCACCTGAAGCCTCTTCCATACCCAGGCTTGCCATCTTTGGCATCCTTATCAAAGGCGTAATCGTGGATCTCTTCAATGCCTAGTTCTTTGGTGTACTTGATAAACCAATCCCACATGGCAACGCCAACCTTGCGATCTGTGTAGCCAATGTCTACAGCAGCACCGGTAGCGTGAACACTGAGGTACTTCTCCATGCCAGGGTCACCAATCTTCTTGCCTTCAGTCTTGGAGTTCCGCATCAATCGAGGAGAATAAATTCCCAGGTTCTGGGTTTTCCATCTACGATGGCATAGATCAGCTAGCTTTTCTGTCCCCGGCTGTGCTTTCTTGCCGTCAAAGCTTGGGTAGTAACTGTACTTACGAGGCATCGTGCTTGGAACGATCTACTCCAAAAGCTGCATCTACTTCGTCCTTGGTCAACTTGCCATCGCCAAGAGCCTTACTCAAGTCATAAACAACAAGGGCTACAGCTGCACCGCCGGCCTGAAGAGCCTTGTACCAAAGAGGAACGCTAATGTCCTTAGCAAAGGCATCGATAACCGACGAACCGGTAATAATACCCAAGGAGCTGGACACAAACAAAGCCACAAGGCGGGTGGATACATCTTTGACAACCTGAATATTCATATGGCTAGTATCCCATACCTACTGGATTATTACCAGTAACCTAAGTCTTAATGATGTAATTGACTACGATATACCCCGGCTCGTCGTTACCGGCTGCAAAGGTAACTTCTCCCACTTCGCCTAAGTCATCGGTGCCGGCGTTGTAGCCCAAAGGGATTCTGCTGAGGAAAATAGGAACTCTAAAAAAGCCAGTAGCTGGTGCGGCTTGACCAGCTGACGTGTCGTATGCTCCACCTATGGCTACCGCCAAACTAAGGTAATCAACAGTTGCGTATTCGGTTCCGTCACACCACAACCATCCAGGCGGAAGACTTAAACCTCCGTACATCATGATTGAACCGGCAGGTATAGGTACGGGGTTCATAGCATAACCCGCTAAAAACAAGTTTCCGGAAATTGAAAGATCGCCTTGTATTACGCCACCGTTGCCTTTAATAAAAGCAAAGTCCAAATGGTCTTCTAATGACTTAGAGTTTTCTTCCATTGCCATAATAAACGAGTCGGCATCTTTGCCAAAGACCCTCTTAACCATCTCGTACATTCTGGACCATCGATTTGGATGTTCCCAAGTGTAGCTATATGCGCCAGTGCCAATAAAAGTAGAAGATACAGAACTGCCACGGTTTGAGTACCTAACGGTCATTGACTGTCGCCCTCAACCCAAACACGGCGAATACGTAGCCCGGAGAAATAAAACTCAACTTCCTGCAGGTAGCCATACGAAGCGTTGTCTACATTGAACCTTAAAACACGGGTTTGCGAATAAGGTGCCGTAGACGAAGCACTAAAGCTAGAAAAGGTAAAGGTGTAGGCTGTCGACAATCCACTAGTGGCATCACCTATTGTTTGGCTAAATGCTTTATCGTGAACAGATTTGTTGTTGACCCTAGCTTGGATACTGGCTGATCCTGTATAAAAAGCACTTGGAGGCTGAAGCATTTCTACTTCTGCATAAACCCGGCGGATCATTGTAGGTTGCTTTGTTGCAATGTCCGGAAGCTTTACTGTTCCAAAAGACGGGGTAGAACCGCCGGATGTTTTGCCAGGCTCAATGGTTGTAGGGAAGATCTTTTTAATTGCGACAGAGTTTTTCGTGTTTCCAGTGCTGTATTCAAGAAGATACAAAATCCTATCTTCAGCATTGGCGTTGTACCTAGAAACCTGTCCGGTAGCCAAAGCAAACGATCTGTTTTGGGCGGACGATATAGCCGAAGAGACTTTCATGTACTGCCAACGATTCAGCGCATTCAAAAGGTAAACGCTTGCAAATTCGTTTGTGCCGTCCGTAGACAAAGCAGAAACACCTAAATACCCAAGGTTAGTGGATATTGTTTTAACCCCGGATCCGGAGTACCCAAACCTTTGGAAAGCGGCTACGTCAATACGGGATCCAGAAATTGCATATAGGTTTACTGAGTAATCTTGGTAGCCAGTATCGGTTGTAAAATAAACAATGTCGTTATGTTGAGCGCAGAAGTCAAACTTAGTAACGCCTAAAACGTCGTTCATTTGTCGAACGCCGGCATTGGAACCCAAGACTCCGGTAATTGAATACCAGCCGGATGGCTTTACAACAACCAAGTCATTGTTTCTAGGAATACAATAGGATATGCCGTCGTTAGCGTACCCAACACCAATGTAACTGGCAGTTAACCAACTTGTAAAAGTTAGCGCTTCGGAAAATATAAACTGATCGGAAGTTTGATTCCACGCAATCATACGTGCGTTCCAAAGAGTCAAATGGGTTACGTTTTGTATAACTGAAATCAATGTTTCTGCTAATCCGCTATACGTAACACGATAAACTTTTGCCGTTCCAATGGCAACATAGGCAACTATTGCTGACGATTCTGTTACCAATACAGGTGCCCCAAAAACGCCAGTTCCTACATCAGTTAGATCTTTTTTAGTTAACGCACCGGTTGATACGTCTACAAAATAAACCGTTGTTGCTGAAGAAGTTTTTCCTATGAAACATATAACGCCATTGAAATACGTAGCATCTGACCATGTGGTTGTTGTAGTTCCGGAAGCAAGCTGTCCACCGGAAGTTCCAGTTCCAGTTAAGGTAATTGCGGTTGATTCGTAAGTTGGTACAAGTGTGGCTTCGTCGTCTGAGATAGTGACGTTTTCACCACGCCATGTGTTTCGTGGTTGGTTTACCTCAGATGGCCCCATATAGTAACCGGCACGGAAGTCATCCCACTCAAAATTAAATGCTGCCATTTACGACCACGCAGCGTATTGATAACCACCATCGTAGCGAATGCGTCGACCGGTAGCCTGCTTCAAATCGTCTCTCATGTTCTGCATCAGCGCCTGATACTCGGCTTGATAGACAGCAGCTCTTCCTTCGTCTTGACGAACCATTGAAGCAAGGTAACAGGTATAAGCAATAACTAAAGAGTGGTGTGTGGCAGGGATCAGCGGGACCGAATAGTCACTCAAAAGTTCAGGTTCATTGCGGTAGTAATACAAAGTCCCGGAAAAATCAGATGTTGGGATGGGGTTGAGCTTTGCTTTGTTGCCAATAATGGTCCAAGCAAATACGCTTTGCCGGCGATCAGGCATCAAGAAGTCTTCAAGCTGTAGCCACATACAAGGTTTGCCGTCAATAACTAACTGCCTGGCTCGTATAAAGTCGTTGGGAATTGTAGCTGTGCCGGATACAAAGTTTAATGTAAAGTCGTCCATCAACCAGGGCCATTCCCTAGCACCTGAAATAACGGCAAGGGTTCTGTTAATTAACCCGTCTACTGTAGCGTCGGGAAGCAAACCATCCCCAATAGATGGAATAGCTAAACGTTCTTTTACTGCTGTACGGATTTCGCCACGATTCATTTCCCGATATTATACCATTTAAGGTTATCCCGTAGTCGTTTGTCATTGCCGTTCAGCCTTATAGCTTCTAGTCCGTGGACTATGGCTTGAGCCTTGTCTCCAAGATGGTGGCAGGCTATCGCCATTAAATCGTGAACCAGCCAACCCCAGGCATCTGCTTCACATAGATAGTCCAATGGTTTTTTTGTAATACGCAAAGCCATTTCGCAGTTGTATCGACAGCTTAACCAATCATTCTTTTCGTAGTGGTACTGTGCTAATGCAACCCAAGATTCCCGTCTGCGTGGGTCTTCACTAATGGCTCGATAAAGATGGCAATGAGCATCGTCCGGCCGCATCTTGGCTATGTACCGATGTGACGCAGCCCGTTCCGGCAACCAAGTGGACAGATCCAAATGACGTGAAAAGTGATATTGGGATTCAGGATACCTGCCTTGAAAATAATATTCACGAGCTAGGTAGAACTGGTTCCTGTCATCCATTGGAGATTCTTTAACCGCTAGTTCAAGCAATGGTAAATACTGCGATCGGGACTTTGTGGAGTCGGGATGATGATGTATTTCTAAGCCAGGTACCCATTGTTGTATTTCTGTTTGTTGGGGCTTAAGCACCTCATGTACTGGATGTTTCCATGTGTATCCGTGCCGGGCGTGTATTTTGTCCCCACCGTAAACTAAGCCTTCTGACCCGTCTTCGTTCCAAGACCAAACGTATTTGTATCTTGGTCTGGTGGTTTCTGGGTTCATTTCTTCTAAGACTTGCCGCCATCCCGGTAACAAATATTCGTCCATGTCTAAAGCAATGCAAATATCAATATCGTCAGGCAAAAACTCTAAAGACTTGTTACGAGCTTCATCAAATCTCCACGGGTCAATACGGCATTTTTCTACATAAACGCCGGCACCACGAGCTACTGCCACAGTATTATCCGTTGATCCGGTGTCCAAGATAAATCTGTAGTCTGCTTCGACGGCTGAGTCTGCCCATCGATATACAAATTGTTCTTCGTTAAGTGCGATGGTGTAAATTGCCACCTTCATATTTTTTTCCTAAACCTTCTACTTGCTTCGGTACGACAAGAACGACAATTCCTGTGTCCTTTGGGAGACATATATAGATTGTCCCCAGACAGTAAGTGGCCTTCTGGGCAATGAGTTTTCTTTTGTTGGAAGTGCCGACCACGTTTACTTCTATCCATTGCATTGTCATAGGATGTGCCATCTTCTAAATGGTCTGGTCTTACACAACTTGGATTGTCGCATTTGTGCCGACAGATTAAAGGCCAATGTCCATTTGCTATGTAGAAAGAAACACGGTGCGCCCGATATGTTTTTCTATCCCAGTTGAATATGCCATATCCATACCCTTCTCGGTGGGCTATCCAATTCCAGCAATCATCGGTCTTTTCAACCTTGTTCCAGAATCTTTCTTCCATTGGAATGTTACGCAAATACTTCATTTGGTTCCCTTCAGAATTTAGTTAAGTCCAAGTGCCATCTTCAGCAACAGATACACGGAAAAACATAGGGGCATCACCAGTGCCTAAAACAGAGTTAGTCGCTTCGTAAGACGCGGTAGCACCATTACCTACTGACGCTCTCACATTGTATGTATGCGAACCAGCAGACGGCTGTACATACTGAACTATGTGTGTAGTTTTAAGCATCATAGGGTTTGCGTCACTGTAAAACCA